GCCGCTCCATCGAACTGCGGGAGCGGTCGTTCACCCTGATCAGCATCTCGGACATCCGCTCGAGCGACTTCTGCATCCGCTCGCCGGCGCCGACCGTACCCTTTTCCCACCCCTCGACGGCAGTATTCGCCTGTTTGATGGCCGCGAGGACGGAGCGAGGATCAACTTCGAGGATGATGGATTCTTGGTCCATTTCGATGCAGGACGTTACGCGAACTCCGCGTAACCGGCTAATATGGAAGCTCGGGGGAACGTTGTGAAAGACCAGATTCTAGATGCGTACCTTCGCGACTTTACTGAAAAGTTCGGGCTCGCCGGACTGAAGGAGGAGGAGGCGTTTGAGCGCTTTGTCAGCTACTGCGTCATTGCAAAACATTATGCTGACACCTTCGATCCAGACGAAGTATGCGTCGGTGGCTCGGGCGACCTCGGGCTAGATGCGGTCGCGATTTTGGTGAACGATCACATTGTTTTTTCAAAGGAAGATGTTGATCACCTGAAGAAAACGCTGCGGCGGCTGGACGTGCAGTTTGTATTCGTTCAAGCAAAGACCTCTCCAAAATTCGAGGCGACTGAAATCGGGACTTTCATTTCGGGTGCCCGCCAATTCTTTGAGCGAACCGTACCTCCTGAAGCAAATGCGCAGGTCCGTGACTTGCACGCGATCAAGCAATACATTTTTGAGTCCTCAATACACATGGACCGCAGTCCCTCTTGCCATCTTTACTATGGGACCACAGGTACTTGGACTGAGCAGCAACCGCTGCTCACGCGAATTGAGCAAGGGACCTCAGATCTCAAGCGGACGTCGCTTTTCAGCACCGTCAGTTTCGTGCCAATAGATCTGGAGGGGCTGAAGAAGACCCACCGTGAGCTGAATCACAAGATCATTCGTGAAATTCTCTTCGAGAAACATGCCATTCTGCCTCAAATCGGCGGAGTACAGGCAGCGTACATCGGCATCGTCCCATGCATCGAGTATCTGAAGCTCCTCACGAATGAAGACGGGACGCTGAACCGGCGACTCTTCTACGACAACGTTCGCGACTTTCAGGGCAACAACCCAGTCAACCGAGAGATTGAGGCAACCATCCGTGATTCCGGCCGCCGCGACAGGTTCGCGCTCTTGAACAACGGTGTCACGATCGTCGCTCGCGATATCAATCCTGTGGGCGCGGCGTTCCGGCTCGTAGACTACCAGATAGTTAACGGCTGTCAGACCAGCCACATCCTTTTTAACAATCGAGACCAGCTTTCACCACAAGCCTACCTGCCTCTTAAGCTAATTGTCACTGCTGACGCGGATGTAACCAATCAGATCATTCAAGGGACCAACCGCCAGACTGAGGTCAAGCTGGAGGCGTTCGAATCCCTTTCGCCATTCCAAAAGAAACTTGAGGAGTACTTTCTAGCCGTTGGGCGCGGACAAAAAGAACCGCTGTATTATGAGCGGAGATCCAAGCAGTACGAGCATCTTGGCATCCGTCGGGATCGCATAGTCTCGCTCGCTACGCAGGCCAAGTGCTTCCTCGCAATGTTTCTCAATGAGCCGCATAGCACCCATCGTTATTATGGTGAGCTTCTAAGTAGCTATCAAACCAAGCTCTTCAGTGAAGCGCACTCGCCCGCTCCCTACTATGTCAGCAGCGCCGCACTTGCCAAGTTGGAGGCCCTATTTGCGGCCGGTGAGCTTCCGAGATATCTCCGCCCTTCAAAGTTCCAGATTCTGATGGTCTGTCGACTACAAAATGAGCCGAGCGATCTCCCTCCGCTGAATAGCAAAGCTATCGAAGGCTATTGCGATGCGCTGCTTAGAGCTATTCAGGGGCCCCAGGGCGATGAACTCTTCAAACGAGCCGCCGAGATCGTGCGGACCGTTCGTCAGAAGCTCCAAACCCGTGAGCAGCCTGAACGCACGAGGGCTTTTACCGCTGCTCTAATCGACGTAGCGGCCGTAAGGGATAAGGGACCAGGGGCAAGTCAGCGTTTGACTGGCATTGTTAAAACATTCAGCGACATCAAAGGGTATGGATTTATTACGGCAGAGGACGGTACGGACATTTTTGTTCACTACACCGGGATTGCGGGCACAGGCTATCGATACCTTATGTCGGGCGAGCGTGTTCGATTCGCGGTTGCGGTTGGTTCGAAAGGGCCTCTCGCAACTGAGGTCGAGCGAATCGCAGCCACAGAGGCCTGATTTGTTACCTTCTCTAATTTGCGGCCCGCTAAGCGGCCCTGGCGACGTGCACGATTCGCGCCTTTTGCAACATTTTCAAAACTGCCGCGTTGAGCGCCTGGTGGTCCTTCGGCGAAACGCCGAACTGCCGCTCGCGTAGGTTGTTTACGTGCGCGATGCGATCCGCGTTCGGATCGACGAAGCCGATCACAGCCCGATTCTCGCTGGCGCTCTTTACCTTGAGCGACCGCATCGTGCGGCCAGTCCAGAACCAATCACGGATAGGCTGGAGGCCACGCGCCTTTTTATAGTCTGGATAGCCGCGCCGGCCATTGCGCCCGGGCTTGAGCGCCTTCGCCGTCGCGTCGTTCACGTTCAGGCTCCTGCCGATACGCGTGGCGATGGAATCGCGCAGGACATTGCCGATCGCCAGCATATCCTCGGAGCTGAACGGGCCCAACACGAACCGGGCGCGCGTTATTTTAGCCGTGAACGGCATTGCGCTGTTTCTCCAACTGCTCCCGCTGATACCGGTCGCGTTCTTCCTTCAGGATCTGGAGTCCCCGGACTTCCTCTGCGGTCACGTCGTCCCACGGGATGCTGAAGTGCGCCGCGTCGAACTCCAACTCCAGCAGCCGCTCAAACAGCCGGCCCGCATTCGAATGCGTCCGCGCGTGATCGAGATCGTCAAGCGCGCACCGGCCACAGCGGTTCACCGTGAACTGCCGCGAGCCGCACCGCGGGCACGCACCGGGAACGCTCGTGTCCTCCACTGTGCGGGCGCACCCGCATTTGCCACAGGTTACGTCATTGGCGTCCGGACAGCCGCGCGGGCCATCCGCTCCGCCATCGCACAACTCTTCCGCATGGATCGAGCGGTAAATCAGCAACCGGAGAGGAACCGGGCGCGGCCACTCGTCCGGGTCCATAATTAAAGGCGCACAACGGAACGCGGCACAACCCGCCGCGCCCTGTGCGCCTAAGAGTTTGGGTCGAGCGCCGGATCGAGATCCTCGATCGCCTGCACCAGCTCAACGACCACGGCGGATTTGTGGTGCGGCGGCACGTCGCCCGGCTTAAACGACGCAGCGTAACCTTCGATCTTGCTCACCACCGAATCGTAAAGTTCCACCGCCGGCTCGATCCGGTACCGCAGTTCTTCCTGGCCGTGCGGGAGGTCAGCCGACGACACCACCGTGCGCCGGTAAATCGTGATGTCCCGCTGCGTGGGGATCTTGACCGTATGGACCGTGACGCCGAACGGCGTTTTCAACGTGACGCGATATTCGTCGCCGGCGCGCTCGCAGTCCGTCACGTCGCAGAAGGTCAGCTTCGAAATCGCGTTGCCCGCTTCGAATTCGTCGAACTCCGGTCCGTCTTTGTCGAGCCGGATCCGGTTGAACAGATCGAGATCGGCCTTTGGGTTCGGCACGAACTCCGTCTGCGACTTCCGCCGGCCAATGGTGCGCCGGATGGACTTCTGCTGCGCCAGACGATCGAGCATCTCCTGGCTGGTGGGCAGCCGCAGGTGCGCGGTCTTGGGCGGATTGGGAACACGAATCGTGATGCCCTCGGCGGGAATGTCTCCGTACATAAGCTTTCCTCTTGGGATTTACTGGGCAATGCCCGATATGCCGCACAGCGTCGTAACCGAGAACACGGTGTTCTGCGTGGTGTTGTATTGCGGCGCGCCGGTGACGGTCACGGCCACAATGCCATCGGCCTCGGCATTCTCGGCCATCTGGAACGCCATCTGCGGGAAGGTGAACGTCACCGAGTTGCCGGCGTCGTGCTGGACGCTGAGCGTGGCGGTTCCGGTGGTCTGGTTCACCAGCGTGTTGTACTCGGGCGATCCGGCCAACAGCCGCGCGGTGAACTGGAACGACGGCACGCGCGCGCCAATCTCCATGCGGCCACGCACCTGAAGTCCGTTCTGCAGCCCGGAGCCGGGATAGAAGCCGGCGTTGAGCAGCAGGTTGTTCTTCCAGCCGATGGAGCCGGAAAGGATGCGCTTCGTGCCGACGTAATCGACGCCGTTCACCGACAGCGACATCGATGCCGCCAGCATGTTGTTTTCGGTGGTGAGCGCGGGTACGGTGACGCCGCTTGGCGTGGTCACGAGGCCCGAGCCAACCCAGTTCACCGTCATCTTCGACGACGCGCGCCCGGGCCCGTAGCTGAACTGATAGGTAAAGTCCTCGATGGCGCAGCCGACGTACAAGTTGTCGATGCAGTTGCCGCCGCCCTCGGGCACCTGCTCGCAAATCGAGAAGTATGGCAGTTCGAGCGTGGTGCCCGGATTGATCGGCAGGATCGTGTAGGTGTACGGCGCGGCCGAGCCGGTCTGCGCGACGTTCCCGAGCGCATAGGCGCACGCCCACGTGACAAACTCCGCGCTGGCATACTTCTCCATGCGATTCGCCACTTCATAGTGCGAAGGGAACGTCTGGCTGATGAACTCGTTCCCTTTGCCGATTTCCGCCGCGTCGTTCTCGAACACGGGCTTCGGCGTCGTCAGCGCAGTGTCCAGTTTCTTGAAGCGCAGGAACGTGGCCGCGGCGGCTGAAATGCTCGTCTGCTTGCCTTTGCCGAGGCCGAGAACCAACTGTTGTACTCTCGCGGGCATTGATTACTCCTTCACTTGGCTGTAGCCGAGGCCCATCAACGGGACCATGGCGGCGGGCGTGGCATCCACGTCCTTGGTGTCGCCGGTCCACGGATGGCGCAGCCGCACTTTGCCGGCTGGGGGCGGCGCCACTGGCGCGGCGGGTTGCGCCTCCATTTTCTCGATGGCCGCCGCCACGTCGGCCAATTCCTGCTTCAGGTCAGGCATCACTGGTCTCCGATTTCGGGAATCACAAACGTGCCCACGAAGCGGTCCTGCAAATCTTCGTCGAGCGCGTGGGCCACGCCCGGCGTGTCCATGATGTCGAGGCCCGGATAGAGCTGCATGTAGCGGATGTTGACCGGACTGCCCGTAGGCGGCTGGTTGCAGGCGAGCCACCAGAGTTGCTCGTAATCGACTGGATCACTCAAACCGGCGGCATTGCCCATCCGGAAATACACATTGAAACGGTGCTTGCAGATGGTCTGGCCGTTGAAGTTGCCGCCCTGATCGCCATCCCAGGCGACCAGCATCGAAGGCGCCGGCATCTTGTAAATGCGTTCGGCCAGGCGGTATTCGGCGCCCAGCCGGTAATGGTGTGCATAAATCCGGCACACCGGATTCTGGTTTGCATCCAGCACGGTCATCGCGGCGGCCAAGCCGGGAATGGCCTGAAGCGTGGCGACGATGGCGTCCACGATCGGACCGTTATTCAGCATTTACGCAAACCGCCGGGAAGACGGATAATGAAGTTGAGGCGTGCAAGATGTCTCTTGAACAGGCCATTCTGAAAGAGGTCCAGGCGCTCCCGCCGGAGAAACAGCGGGAAATCTACGACCATGCCAAGCGTCTCCGGGCTGAGTGCGCCAAGAAGCCGCCGTTCAAGAGTGTGAGAGGTCTGTGGGCTGGCCTGGGGATCTCTCTCTCCGCTGAGGAAATCGACGAGAACCAGCGCGAGATGTGGAAGAACTTCCCCAGGGAAGACATCTGATGCCCGGCATTGTAGTCGATACCCACACCATCGTCTGGTACCTGGAGGATGATCCCCGGCTCTCGGTAAGGGCGGCTGAGGCCCTCGACAGTGCAACGGCTGCGGGCGATGCCATTCTCATTCCGTCGGTCTGTCTCGTTGAGCTCACCTATCTGATCGAGAAACATCGCTTGCCTGCTGTCGTGCGGGAAACACTTGTTCAAACGTTGGATGATCCGGCGAGTCCGTGTTCGCTGGTTCCACTCGACCGCGCAGTCGCCGATGCTCTGCGACGTGTACCGCGTAACGAGGTGCCCGACCTGCCGGACCGAATCATCGCTGCCACCGCTGTTGCTCTCGCCGTGCCATTGGTCAGCCACGATTCGAAGATTCGCGCCTCGCAGATCCAAACAATCTGGTAGCATCTACGTGGTCCTGAGCTTCAGCACCGCGCCGCCCTCCATATCTACCGCGACTTCCTGCACGTCGTAGACGATGCCGTTAAGCGTGACCGTGTCGCCCTGGCGCGGCGGTGGAGTGATAGCGGCGAAACGCACGAATAACCGCACGGCCGCCGTGCCCTGCACGCTGCCGGGTACGTAATCCTCGGCCATCGCCGGATTCTGGATGATGCCGGTGATCTGCTGCGCGCTGGAGCCATCCTGCGGCGTGAAAGTGGCCGGCGTACCGAACGCGTCCAGACACGCGGTATCCATCGCATTGACGAGATCCGAGAACGCCATGGCCTAAAACGCCGCCGTTGGCCGATTCCAATAGGACACGATCAGCCCTTCGCCGGAAACCGCCGCGTCGATCCAGTAATGGGAAAGGTCGAGCGCATCCTCATCGACGCCTGACCACACTTCGTAGGAATCGTCGACGCCGCCGCTCGGATTGGGCCAGAACTCCTTGATCACGCCGGCCAGCGTGTTATGGTTCAGGCCGGCAGTTCCGAAGTACATCTTGCCCGTCAAGCCCGCGATCACCTGCAAGCGAATGCGGCAGCATGGCGTTCGCGCGGTGGCGAGTTGCACGGGCGTTCCAGACGTGGGCACGTTGACGCGGCCCAACGAAGTCGGTGTCACGGCTTCGCCCTCACAACCAGGCCAGCACGTCGTAATGCTTCCCGCTCGTGCAGTCGACCACTACGTTGGTCGCGGTGTGCGTGCCGTAAGTGATCGTGCCGCCGTCCGTAGGCACGGCGATCACTCCGGCGGGCACTGCGCCCAGTCCGTGCGCGAGATTCTGGCTTGCGCCCGTGCCCACCTGCTGGCTGGCGAAGAACGTCTTGCCCTTTGACAGATAGAAGCCGTGCAGATTCGGCAGCGGCCCCGCGCTCTGAACCTCGGGCGTGTTAATTGCGGTCTTGTGAACTTCGATGGCCATTCTTCTTTTCCTTTCCCGATTTGGCGTGCGCGGCAGTAGTGTGTGGAGGCGCGAGCTGCCGCCCGGATCGCGCCAGCGCCAGTTTCAGATCCCCTTGCGGACCGATGCGACGCTGCTCGTACAACTGGCGGGCGCGCATCATCTGGAATTTGTTCGAGGAGTCAGGGGCGGGATACTCATCGCCCGTGTTTGGCGGCGTGAATCCACCGGCGAGCGGGCGCAGGACGTAGAGCGGCGGCACGCCGGTGCGGATCAACTGCGTCCAGTTGGGTCTGCGGTAGAGCATGATTACGCCGCCGAGATGACGTTGTTGAAGAAGAAGCCGCAGTCGGGAGAGACCACGCGCATGTCGAACGCGGCATCGATCTCGACGCGGTCGCTCGCCAGGTGCTCCATGCGGAAGGTTTTGATCCGCAAGCCCGCGCCGCCGGTCGAGCCGATCAGCCCGGTCCAGTTGAAGGTGTAGCCGGCGCTCGGCGTGAGCAGGCCGGCATTCTTGGGCCGGTAGAACAGGCCCGCGGACAGCCCGCCGATGAACGTGTTCGTCTCCGTCTCGCCCATCGTGGCGAGGTTGGCCGATCCGGCAACCGGAGCGCTCTCTGCCGCCGCGTTGTAGATCGCATCCATCACCAGCACTTCTTCGAGTTCGAGGATTTCGGCGATGATGCGGCGCGTGGCCATGGCCGGGTTCGGCGCAGTCTGGCCGTACTTGGTGCGATCAATGAAATCAGGGTGATCGACCAGCTTGTCGAATACCGGGCGCGAGAAAACGGCGATGTTGGGGACGAATCCGCCCGAGTTCAGGCGCGCCAGGGTCTTCGCATGGCGGATGTCCGTGATCGGAGTGCTGGTCACGGAATCCCAGTACACGACCTGGCAGTTGTTGCTGAACGAGGCGCTCGCCGTGGCGGCGCCAACCGCAAGGCCGGTCCAGACGCCGGTGGTGAAATAGCGCGACGCCCACTGGTTCTCGCGCCGGATCAGGGCCTTGTTCGTGAGGAAGATGGTCGCGTCGCGATCGGGCGAAAGCGGCGAGTCGCTGTTGGCGCGGATCTGGTCGTCCACGTCCTTGTGCAGCGCCCAGACGTCGCACGAGTAGGTACCCGTCGAGTTCAGGTTGTAACCGGAACCGGCGGATTCGCTGGCGAGCGCGCGCTTCTGCATCTCGTCGCGGTTGAAGTCGGCGCGGTTGTAGGTCCAGTAGAGATCGCTTTTGTTCTCCACCGGAATGGCGGGAAACGCGCGGTCGGCGACGAACTCCACGCCGGCCGCCTCCTGGCTGTACGCCACGGAGATGTTCGTCAGCGGGCGGTTCACGTGAACATCGCCCAAAGTCGGTTGAGGCATTTACGTTGTTCTCCTATTCCGGGCTCAGCCCGCTTAGATTTTGTAAGGTCCCGTCAGCAGGACCGGAATGATCGCGCCCGCGCCCGAGGCCGCCGCCAACGCGAAGCCGTTGACGAAGTTTCCGGTTGTGGCCGTGACGCCCTGGCCGCTCGAGTTCGACATGATCTGGTCGCCCTCGTTCACGGCGGCGCCGGCCACCACCTTGCTGATCTGGCCCACCACCGCGACCTCGCTCTCCACACCCGCCGCGTTGGGCTTGTCCTGAATAACGCCGACCGAGGCGGCGCCGGCGCCCGCGATGGCAATGCCGGTAGGCGTCATCACCGCGAACAGAAACTGCGGATTCACTGTCCCGCCGGAAGTCAGATCGCCATTCGCCGGCAACCCGACCGGTCTCAACATTTGTTCGTAAGCCATGGTTTCGTTTTCTCCTTTCGCTACCGCAGCCGGATTCCGGCCGCCTCCAGCGTGGCGATCAGGCCCTTGGCGTTATGCTGCGCGCGAAACGCCGCATACGCTTCGGGGTGCTCTTCGAGCATCGCGGCGTAGGCCCGCTCCTTGGTAACCTTTGCCGCACTCCCCGAGACGTAGAGACCAGGCGTGACTTGCCCGCGGTTCTGGCGCGCGAACGCGACAGCCTGCGCCTCCAACTCCTGGACGCCGCCGGCGCCCGCGTTCGGATTCACGTGGGAATGGATCATGCGCTTCTCGCTTTCCGCGACGCGTGCCGCGGTCAACGCTTCGCTGACCTCCGCGACGCTCATGTACTCGCCCTTCGCATTCTTCTTCATGAGGAACTCGGCGGCCTGCTCCGGCTTGCCGGCCATCTTGCAGAGCGCAGCGATGGCTTGGATGTCGGACTCGGCACGCACGCCCTTCAGAGGTTCGCCCGCGATCGGCGCGACCCCAGCGGCGGCCGCCTTTTTCCTGCCTTCCTTTTTGGAGTTCGCTTCTTCTTCTTCTTCCTCGTCGTCGTCCTCTTCGGGAGGATCGTTCTTGCTGTCGCACTCCTTGGCTTCGGGTTCCTCCTTGCTCTTTTTGGACTTCTTTTCCTCGGGTTCCACCTCGCCTTCTTTCTTTGCGGCGAGGGGCTGCATTACATCGGGCATAAGCCCTCCTTTCGGTGAAATTGCGGCTATCGCCGCCGAACTGAAAACTCGCGTGGACGATCCCACCGCCTGGCGGGCCGCATCCATCGCATCGTCGAGGGCGCCGACTTCATCGGCCAGCATCGGCACCGCATTTTCGGCCCAGTAGAGGCCGGCCCGCGTTGCCATGATTTCTTTCGCGTCAACCTTGCGGTTCCGCGCGACGGTGTCCACGAAGATGCCGTACTCGCGGTCGATCTCATCCTGGATGTCGCTCCGGGCGCGATCCGACAGCGGCTCGTGCGGATTCGCGTCGACCTTCTTGTCGCCCGCGAAGATGTAGGTGTACTTCGCGCCGAAGTCTTTGTCGAAGCCGGATTGATCGACGTGAAGGGCGAACACGCCCACCGATCCGACGGCTCCGGTGCGCGTCACAAACACTTTGCTGGCCGCACTCGCGATCGCATACGCCGCTGAGAGCGCGATATCGTTGGCGGCGGCATAGACCGGTTTCACACCGCGGATCGAATAGATGTAATCGGAAAGCTCGAAGCATCCCGCCGTCTCACCGCCGGGCGAATCGATGTCCAGCAGAATGGCGCGCGCACCAGCGTCATCGACGGCGCTGGTCACCTGGCGCCGGATCTGCTCATACGAGCTCGCGCCACTCCAGGCCGACAGGAAGGATTCCTTCTTCAGTAGCGTTCCCTGGACCGGAATCACCGCGATGCCATCGACGATCTCAAAATCCCTGTCGTCACCGGCCTCGGCGTAGCGCGACATCAGCGTTGCAGTGGCGTCCATAGGAACTCGCGGGGCCATCACCGCATCCGGGTCGATCCCCAGCCGCGGCCCGAGCGCTTTGATGATCACTTCCAGCTTGGGCGGATGAATCATCAGCGGGCAGTTGACGAACCGCGACGCCACGTGCGCAAGCTGCTTCACTGGACCTCCACCTTTCCGCTCGCGGCATCCGTTTCGATTTCCGGTTCCGTCAGACCGGCGTTACGTCCGGTGAGGATCTTACGGCCATCGGAATCGTAGGAGAGGCCGAGTCTGTCGGCGCGGTCGTTGTCTGCCGCTTGCTCCTGATCGATCACCGCCGCGTCATAACCCTGCGCCGCGCATTCAATCGAGCGTGTAGAGAGGCCGTCGCGAATGGCGCGCTCTGCGGCCTTCATGTCTTTCTCCGGATCGACCCACGGCCAGCCCGGCGTCACCCACTGCGCGGCCTCGAACGGCTCCGGATCTTTGTCGTAAGCATTCAGCAGCTCGACGCCGAACACCATCGCGAGCATCGCCTCGCGAAGCCACCGGCGGAAAATCGGGTGGCAAACCTGAAAGATGAAAACGGAGTGCTGGTACTGTTCGCACTTGCGGCGGAACTCCAGCAGGCCCGCGCGGATCGAGGAGTAGTTGATGCCCGAGAGATCGCCCGAGATCTGGTATTCCGCCAGGCCCGCTCCGCTCGCGAACGCCTGAAGGCAACTTCGCACGAACGCCTTGTAGTCGCCGCTGTCTTTGGCTTCGGCGAACTGAACCTCTTCGCCGAAGCCCAGCACCGGAAACGTGCCCGGCTCCAGCTTGGAAATCTGCGTGCCGGGATCGGAGGGCGCCTGGGATACGGTCTGATCGGGGGCCATCACCGGGTTGTCCGGGCTGACCTGCTTGATGAAGCCGGTGATCATGGCCGAGATCTTCTTGCGCACGATCTCGGCGTCGGTGTACTGCTCCAGCTCGTAGAGCTTAGCGAGAACCGTGGTGAGCCACGGCTGGCCGCGAAACTGGCCGGCGCGAATCGGCTTGTAGACGTGCAGTACGTCTTCAGCCGGCACGCGTTCGACGTGAAGCGATTCCATAGGGAAGAACATCGTCTCGCCCGGGTGCGCCTGCCAGAAGTGATACGCCGCGCGCCGTCCATCCGGCCGGAACTCAATCCCACAGCGCACACGGTTTTGATCGGGCACGTCTGGCGTGGGCTGATTGCGCCACAGCGGCAACTGCTCGGCCTCGATCAACTGCAACTGGAGCGGCACCGTCAGCCCTTCTTTCGGCGAGCGCGGCCGGAAGCGAACGAAACACTCGCCGGCCTCCATCACCTCGCGGGCGATGATCATCTGCTGGCCGTAGAAGTCCGTCTGCCCAGACGCCGGGTTCCGCGGGTCGTACTCGATATCTGATTCTCGTATCCATCGCGCCCATTTCCGACGGATCAGTTCGCGGACCTGCTCGTCCGGGTGCTGCGGGATGAGCCGGATGCCGCGCCCGATAGCGTTGGCCACATAGGAATCCACGGCGCCTGCGGCCCAGGCGCTGTTGCGCACCGCATCGCGATTTCGGGTGAGCAGCTCGAGGCCGTGCGCAAACAGCAGCGTGTTGAGGCCGAGGTAACTGGGGCTCCAGCCATAGCCGCGCCGCCCCTTGCCCGCCGCATCGAATGGGGTGGTCCCCATGCTTCGCGTGCGCCGCGGGTTTGGCGCCGGCATGGGCTCGTGCCCGGCGGCCCGCGCCAGGCTCATCAATGTTTCTATTTGCCCCATCCGGAGTTGGTGTAGATACGCACCTGTCGAATCTGCTGCGGCCCGTTCTGCTGCGCGATGTCATTGAGGATCAGATTCCGCAGCTTGATGTAGTCGTCGACCGTATCGAACTCGAAGTCGCGATCCTGGAAACGGATGCGCCTGGCGCCCTGCTTGCGCGCGGCGTCGAGCGCGTCGAGGTCGGCCTGCGTGAACGGCATTCAGATCTCCATCCTGAATCGCACCCGGTTGCGCGGCTGATCCGCCGGTGTCTTCTTCTGCTGCGTTTCTACCTTCACCGGCGGACGAGCCACACGCCGCTCCAGTTCGGTCCAATGTTTCTCCTGAAAGCGGTCGACGCCGACCCGCGCAGCCGCCGCGCGCGCGTACACCCGGCAGTCGAGCGCTTCGTTGCGCTCGCGCATCTTCTGCCATTCGTGCCGCCGGTAGCCCTTCACCATCTTCGTGACGAGCTGCTCGGCGGTGAGCTGCTTGAAGTACTCCTCGCTGTACTTCGGAAAGTGGCAGTAGCCTGCCGGGAACGACACACCGCGTTCGAGATCCTCATCGGTCGGACGGTCCTGGCGCAGCCACCGGTACAACTCCTCCTTCGCCATGCCGGAATTAACCGGCCACACCCGAACGCCGCGCTTCAGCCTGGCGCCCATCGGCCCGACATCCACCGGCGACGCGGCGCCAAGCAGCGCCGGCGCCCGCGAATCGCCTTTGATCACCAGCACGCGCCCGCCTTGCCGCCGCGCCCATTGGTAAACCTCGATCGTGGCGAAGCCCGAATCCACGGCGAGTTGCAGGATAGGCAACTCCAGGCCGGATGTCGTGGGGAACGTCTCGTTCAGCAGCGCCGTGACTTTCTCCCATACCTGCGGCCGCGAGGTGTCGCCCTCGAACACGCGGTAATCGACGGACCACGATTCTTTCCCGCGTCCCCACGCCACGACTTCGACTTCGATGCGATCCTTCTGAACGTCCGCACCCGCCGTCAGAAGTACGCCGCCGCGCGGCACCACGCCGATCTCGTACGGCTCCCGCCGGTCATACAGCTTTTGCCACTCCGGAGCCTCGCCGAGCAGCGTCCACGTTTCGCCCAGCACGGTGTTGACGAACACCTGCAGCAGCGCGGGGTTCTTCTGCGCCTGCTCGAACTGCTTTGCGGCATCACCCCACGAGAACCAGCCCACCGGCGAGTACAGGCTGGAAAGGTGGAACCCGGCGGTCTTGCCGTCGCCCACCGCGCCCTTGCGCCATTCGCCGCAAGCAAGCATCGACTGCTTCTGGTGGTTCTGGATCTGCTGCCCGCAATGCTCGCAAACATAAACCGCCTTCTCCGTTTGCCCCTTGGGCCACCGCAACTGCGCGAACTTGAGCGTCTGAAACTCGCGGCAGACTGGACACGGCACCCAGTACAAACGCTTGTCGCTCTCTTCATACGCCGCCTCGATCCTGGACATGCCCGTGATTTTCGGCGTCGAGCACAGGAAGATCTTGCGGCGCGCGAACGTCCTGGTGCGCGCCGTCGCCAGGTTGACCGGGTCGCCCTCGCCCTCCACATCACCGGGATACCCGTCCACCTCATCCAGGAATAGATACCGCGCCGCCATCGAACGGAGCCCAACCGCCGAGTTCGCGCCCGTCATCACCAGCACGCCTCCGGGAAACTCCTTCGAGAGGACCGTATTCCCGGAATCGCGCGACCGCGGATCGCTGACCAATGCCCGCAACACCTCCGACTCCTCGATCAGCGGATCAATGCGCTGCTTCGAGTTGCGCTTGGCCATCTCAACGGTTGGCTGCACCGCCATCATGGGGCCGGGCGCCTGATGGATCACGTATCCGATCCAGTTGTTCCCGCACTCCGTGCCGCCAATCTGAGCCCCTTTCATGAACACCACGCGCTCGATGGGCGACGACGGCGAGAGGCAATCCATGATCTCCCGCAGATACGGCGTGCGTTCCGTCCGCCACGGTCCCGATTCCGCTGATGCGCGCTGCGACAGCATGCGGTACTTGTCGGCCCATTGCGAGATCGTGAGCAGAGGATCCGGCCGCGCGCCGGCCGCCGCTGCCGCCGAGTAAACCTCTTCAGCCGTTGGAGTCTGCAAATTCATTCAGCGCTCTGCGAACTTCCGTCGCCAGGACCTCGTAGCACTTCGAGGCTTCGGTCTCGGCGGCCACCACCGCGGCCACGCGATCCGGGATGTTGAGCATGTGATCGCGGAACTGCCGGAACTTGTTGAATGCTGCTACCTTCACCTCGTCCTTCGGAAGCAGGCCGCCGATCCGCTCCTGATATTCCAATTGCGCGAGCTTGGCTCGAAAGTGCTCGTAGACGGTGCGGGCCTTGGTATACTGCGACGCGCCGAAGACCGGGCTTTCCTCTTCCTCGTCGTTGCGCTTGACTGGGGCCACACGCCGCCTCGTGTTCTGCTCCCATTCGACATCCGCCTGTTCGGAATCGATGCGGCCATCCGGCTGGGTGGAGATCCGTCCGGTCTTGATGGCTTTCTGAACCGCCGACAGCTCCACGCCGCGATGACGCGCGTAAGCCCGCAGGCTCATGATCGCCACGCATTCGCCTCCCGATAAATCGTTGCCGGGCCGGTCACAATTCCCTTGCCTTTCCGGCGCATCCGAGTGATGAATCAGGTGCTCCCGAACGGAGCGAGAAAGGAAGCAGAACAACCATGACGAACGCAGAAACCACCGGCAAAGCCGCCGCCGTTGCGGAACAGGGCGCGGACACTGCCAAGAAAGGGGCCAGGAAAAGCGCCAAGGCCGCCGCGCCCGCCAAGGACAAGGCCGGCAAAAAGGCCGCCAAGCCCGAACGCGCTGGCAGGGCCGCCGCCCCGCGCGCCGAAAGCAAGGGCGCGAAGATCCTGGAAATGATCGGACGCGCCAAGGGCGCGACCCTCGCCGAGCTTATGAAGGCCACGGACTGGCAGGCGCACAGCGTGCGCGGGTTCATCAGCACCGCCGGCAAGAAGCACAACGTCAAGATCGAGTCCGCGAAGAACGAGGCCGGCGACCGCGTCTATAGCATTGCCAGGTAGCAACCAACCACCTCACCGCAGGCCGCCGCCCGGTTCACGCTCCGGCGGCGGTTCTGCTTTGTGCATCCCCGCCGCCAGCATATTGATCCTCCCTTGAATGAGCTCGGTGCGTAGCTTGCACTCTTCCGTACGCACATACGTTCCGTTGATCTTCGCAATCAGCCGGTTCTCAAGTTCGGCCAGCTCCTGGCGAACCTCGGCGAGCAGCGCCTGATTCTTGAGCGTCACGTAGGTGGCGATGAGTCCTGAAACTAATCCGATGGCGGGCACGAATACTTGCAGGAGGGGATCGTTCATTTCCGTTCGCGCTCCAGGATTCTCAGTTCGGCCGACCAGCCGGCCAAGGCTCGATCTCACGCTGCCACCGCATTTCGCGCTCCTGCGACCTCGCTGTAACTTCTGCCGTCTGATTCAAGCTTCGCCTCCCGCCCGGAGTAGGCCTGCCAGCGGCGTATGATCACGTCGCAGTACTTCGGCTCCAGTTCGATCAGCCGCGCCTGCCGTCCGGACTTCTCACATGCGATGACCGTCGTGCCCGATCCGCCGAATGGATCAAGGATGGTGTCGCGCGTCTTGCTGCTATTGCGGATTGCGCGCTCGACCAACTCCACCGGCTTCATCGTCGGATGCTCCTGGCTACTCGCCGGCCGCTTGATGAACCAGATATCGCCCTGGTCCCGCGCGCCGCACCAGAAGTGATCCACACCCTTGCGCCAGCCGTACAGGATCGGCTCGTACTGGCGCTGGTAGTCCGAACGGCCCAGCGTGAAATGGTGCTTCGCCCAGATCACGAACGTGGACCAGTAGCCGCCCGCGTCGGTGAACGCCTGGTGCAGTGTGTGCAGCTCCGAGGATGACATGCAGAGGTAGACGGCGCCTTTCGTTACCGCCAGAAGGTTTGCGCAGGCTTCACGCAGGAACTCGTAGAATTTGCCGCCGAGGGTATCGTTGCCGATCTTAAGCTTCCGGGCAGTCTTGCCCTCGTAATCGACGTTGTACGGCGGGTCCGTGAAAACCATGTCGGCCAGGGCGCCGGCCAAGACTGTCTTGATCGCGTCTACGTTGGTCGCATCGCCACACAGCAGACGGTGGTCACCCATCAGCCACACGTCTCCTGCCATGGTGACGGCACGCTTCGGTTCTTCCGGAATTGCATCATCGTCCGTCAGGCCTGCGAACGTCTCTTCCGGGTCGCGGAGGAGTTCTTCAATCTCTTCGCCGGTGAAGCCGGCCAGGTCGAGGTCGAAGCCCTCCTCCTCAAGCGACTCCAATTCGACGTGCAGCATCTCTTCGTCCCATCCGGCGTTGAGCGCGAGCCGGTTGTCCGCAAGCACCAGAGCACGGCGCTGGGTGGGAGTCAGATGGTCGAGTACGATAACCGGCGCCTCTGTCATCCCCAGCTTCCTCGCCGCTGCCAGTCGCGCGTGACCGGCGATGATCACGCCGTCCCCGCCCACCAGGATCGGATTCGTCCAGCCGAACTCGATGATGCTGGCCGCGACCTGGGCGACCTGCGCGTCGGAATGGGTCCGTGCGTTGCGGGCGTAAGGGATCAGTTTGTCGATCGGCCATCGCTGGACCGTGAGATCGCGCAGGACGAGTTCAGATTTCGAGGAACCTGCTGCGCCCGCTGTGTCCCGCGCGATCTTCATGAGCTTGCCTACTGCCTGGCCAGGTGCGCGCCCAAAGCCGAGGCCACGGCCTGCTGGTGCGATGCGGGCGTCTGACCGGCCGAGAAGGCGGCTTCGATAGCCTGCACGAGCGCGACGACCTCCTGGGTTAACTGAATGCCCGAAGGCGCCACGCTGAGAATCGTCTGGAGGATCTGCAAAAAGTTCATCGTCGTTTTCCTTTCTGAAACGCCACCGGGAAAGCCCCACGGGGCGGCATTGGAATCGGAGGTTTCCTCTGCCGCACCACGCCGGGGCCTCCCGTATGGGAGCTTTACGCGGCGACCGGCTTCGCCTCCGTTTGGGAAGGGGTCCCTCCTCCAGACGATGCCCCGCCCGACGCCGTAACCACCACCGGCACGAGCGCCGCGATGGTCTGCGAGATGGCCGTCGCCAGCGAACTGGCGATCACCGGCGTCAGCGACGTGAACAGGTTCACCACGTTGGCCGTGATGCCCTCGGCGCTGATGGCCTCGCCCGCGCCAGCCGCCGCGACGGCGCCCTTGGTGGTTTCGCTGGCCGCGATTCCGGCCGGCGACACCGTCTGCTGGCTCTCGGTCGTGCCGACCTGGCCGGCCAGCACGAGGCCGGCGTTGACAGCGTGATCGAACGTCGCCGCGTTCTGCGCGCGCCGCGCGGCGGTCTGCGCCATATCGAGCGAGATCGCTTCCCAGGCGCGCTGCCGCGCGAGCGATTCACGCCGGTGGTCCAGCTCTTCATCGAAGAGCAGCTTCATGTTTTCCGCGCCGCCCAGCAAGCTCGGCTGATGGGTGACGCAGGGAGACAGATTGGGATTGGGAGTGCTGTCTGCCATACGGGAGTTCCTTTCGGTTGATTTGAGGTTTCAGTCATGCAGCCCGGAACGCCGGGCCGCGATTGCGCTAAAGCTTTCGCCGGTTTCAGCGAGCACGGCTTCGGTTTCCGCCAGGTGCTCGATGCGGCGGACGATTACGTCGCAGTAAGCCGGGCTGATCTCCACGCCGCAGCCGATGCGGCCGAGCACTTCCGCGGCAGCGATCGCAGTTCCGCTGCCGCTGAACGGATCGAAGACCACGTCTCCAGCGTCCGTAAATGCCTTGATGAAGAACTCGACCAGCTTGCGCGGGAAGGGAGCCGAGTGCGATCCCTGGCTGCTCTCGGTCTTGACTTCGATCACGTTCGACGGCCGCGCGATCCCACCGTGGCGGCCTTCGAGGTCGTTGGCATTGCGGCGCGTCGTCTGCCACGCATCGTGATTCCTGCCGCGATCCACGGCTGCACCGCGCGGTCCCGTCCCGAGCAGTCCGCTGCCGGACGTCGACTTCGGGTTGTTGGGCGAGTAGTCGAAGCAGTCCTCCGACCAGTGGCCGACGGCCTTCGGCCGGAACTTGATCTTCTCGGCGCGGCAGAAGTGAAACACCGGCTCCCAGGCGTTCTTGAAGCGGTTGCCCCAACCTCCCGGCACGCCGTCATCGGTTTTACGCCAGCAGAACTCATCCACAAAGCGCCAGCCCCACTGCCGGACGTGCGCGAGCGTGAGATCCTTCACGTACAGACTGCGCTGGCCTTGGTCGGCGTGCTCTTTGATGTTCAAAAAGTACGACCCGTCGCCGGCCAGCAGCGCGGCGATGTTCGCCGCCACGTCCCGGAACCATGCGATGTAGTCCTCCGGCGGGACCGGCCGGAATCCACTCGACGGATCGTAGGCGCGCTGCGAGGCGTAGGGTGGCGAGGTGATCACCACGTTCGCTTTCTGCCCGTCGAACATCCGCGCAATTGCGCGGATGTCGCGGCAGTCGCCACAGATCAGGCGGTGCTTTCCGATCGACCACAGATCGCCGGGCCGCGTAACGGGCTGCGCGGGTGGTTCGGCGAGCGGCTGTTCTTGTTCAGCTTCCGAGTCTTTGCCGTCCTCTGCCAGCAGCGCCGCCAATTCCTCGTCGGAGAAGCCGACGAGCTTCAGATCGAGGCCGTCGTGCTGCAAATCCGCGAGTTCCGCGGCCAGGATCTCTTCATCCCATCCCGCGTTTTCGGAAAGCTTGTTGTCGGCGATGACGTAAGCGCGCCTCTGCGTGTCGGTCAGGTGGTCCAGCACAACCACCGGTACTTCCGGCAGGCCCAGCTTGCGCGCCGCCAGCAGGCGCCCGTGGCCGGCGACGATCCCGGCGTGGCCGTCCACGAGGATCGGTGCGTTGAAGCCGAATTCCACAATTGACGCTGCGATTTGCGCCACCTGTTCCGCCGAATGAGTGCGCGCGTTCCGGGCATAGGGGACCAGGCGGTCCACGGGCCAGATCTCGATGCGCCGCGCCAGCGCCGGCGTAATGGAAACGGGTTCGAGAATCACTGGAGTCGAACTACGACGCGCGCCGCCGTTGGCCGCCCGTTCGCGCACAGTTGGCCCACGTTGCGCCCGGGCGCCACAGAACGGCCTGTCCTGCCAGGCTGGCGGACGGCCGCCACGGCGCGCGCTTCTGGTGACCACCGACCACCTGTTTTTTCATCTACCGCTAGCGACATTGCGCCACATGGCAACGCGCCGCCGCCGCGCGCCCGGAAGTACCTATGGCTTTAACGCAGGCATATTGGGTATCTTGTTAGCGAGGCGCAAAGCCATGGACTACAGCAAGATCATCACGATCGAGCCGGGCAAGATGGGCGGCAAGCCGTGCATCCGGGGAATGCGGATTACGGTGTATGACGTGCTTGACTATCTCGCTTCCGGCATGAC